ATTATCGCTGCTGTTGCAGTAGGAGTGTGGGCATATTTTGGTGTGGTTGAGACTCTTAATAAACATAGTACAACATTAGAATTAATGTCTAAAGATTTAGAAGCTAACTCAGAATTTAGAATTAAATATCCAAGAGGTGAGTTAGGTCAATCAAGTGGAGAAGCAGAATTATTTATGTTAGTAGAACATATGTCAGGATTGATTGAGTCTATGGATGAAGAACTAAAAGGTATGAGAAACAATAAAATTAATATAGATTTTTTAAAAGAACAAGTATCTAAATTACAAGTTGATGTAGAAAAATTAATTAGAAATGGAAATGGAGAACACTAATGATAGAAATGGTATTTGCTTTATTACTTTTACAAGACCATAAAATTATAGAACATCGTTATCATGAGTCGTTATCTAAATGTCTTAAAGCTAAACGATATGCTATGAAGGACAGAAACCCTACAGATAGAGTTGTCTTTAAATGTATACAATCTAAGGCAAACATAGAAGTATATATGGGAGAAAAGAAAATTACTTCTTTAATATTAGAATGATAGATAGATTTATATATAATTGTTTTGCTAAACTTGATGATATGATTGCTTGGATTGACAAACTGTTTGCACCAAGATGTAAATGTGGTAGAAAGAAAAAGAATAAATGAAATTTTTTTTAACAGTAATTATGTGTTCAGTATTAAATGGTCAAACAACTTGTTTACCACCTCATACATTTGACACAGAGTACAATGATGTTTATGATTGTATGGTAGATGGTTATAATAAATCAAGTGATAAAACTATTGAACTTGGTAGAGAACAAATTAATGAATACAATATTTTTATTAAGTTTGGGTGTTCACCTAAATCAGCAAAACCAACAAGTGGTGCTTAACTATAAAAAACATCTGAAGCAATTTTTTCTAAGTCTTCTGATAAAGAAGTAAAGTTAGTATCACATTCTTTTAACAAAGCTTTAATCACACCAGCATTTTCTTTTTTGAAATGAGTTGTTATTTTATCCATAGGATACTTAGACAATTCAGTTATGAACTGTCCTTGATTATTAATAAGTAATTTGAAACTCATAAGATGAGCTTCTTTTCTTCTTACTCTTTTCTTTTGTTTAATTTTTCGATTGGTCTTCATGTTTCTTTCTCAGTAAATCAACAAGGAAATCATCATCTCCTTTTTCAGAACTTAATTTAGTTAATGGTTCTTGTCCATCAACATAAGTTTCTATTGTTTTAATTCGTACTGGATTAACCATGAATACAGGAAACCTTTTATTATCTAGAGACTTAACCATAAAGAAACCATCTTCAGCTAATCCAAAAGTTTCTATATTTTTAATATCAATATCATCTGAACCAACTAAACAAATTCTTAAATTATATTTACCTGCTTTAGCTTCAACAGGTTTACCATTCATACCTACTATTTTATTCATATCTCTGTCCTTACTATATGTTTTCTTACTGCTCTAACTAATTCTTCTATCTTATCTATACAACTAATTAAATCTTTATCAGTAATGTAATGTTGTTTTTCTTTTAACTTATCATATTCTTTTAATGAAATAGTGACAGTACTTTGTTCATTTTCATATGTAGCATCTACATCTCTATCTTCAATGTTTGTCATTAGATACCTTCATCTAAATAAGTTTTGCTAGTAAACGATTCACCAATAGGTTCTTCTCTCTTAACAGGTTGTGGTTTATATCCTATCTCTCCTGTTTGATAATCGTCATCAACTAAACTATCAACACTCTCTGTATAAAATTCATTTAACTTGTCATTGTTTTTTTTAATTTTTATTTTAACATGGTCTTTTAATTCATCAACTTTAACAAATAATATTTTATCTATTTGTTGATGTATACCATACATATTTAAATCATTTAATGCAGCAATAAGTCTGCGAAAACCTTTTGCTCTTTTCTCTAACTGTTGTATTTGTGCTTCAGATAAACTCATGAGTAATCCCTTTCAAGTATCATTTCAAGATAGTGAATAGCTTTTTCAATATCTTTTTGTTTGCCTTTTGATTTATGTCTACAGATATATTTAATAGCATTACCTTCTGCAAACTCTAAATTATTTTCATTAATAAAATGAGCAGGTTGTATTTTCATTTTAGAATAATGATTGCCACCTACCTGCTTTTCTAATGAATCATAAGTACTACCTTTAAACATATCTTTATGTGTCATTATAGTGGTCCTTGTTCTATCATTTTTTGTCTTCTTAATTGTTGTTCAGTTGGTTGCAACATATCATTTAAATCATCTATTGTCAACTCTGGGTTGCGTTTTAATTTTTTAACTATCCATTTGTATGACCAAGGTTGTAGTCTAAATGTATTACCACTATAATAATGGGTTTGTTCAGGCATAAAAGCAAATACATTTTTATAATTAATTTTACTAGCTTCTTCTTTAGTCATTAAAGTATGCAACCAAGCTACTAAAATATGTCTAGCTTTTCTTCTTATTGGTTTCATTTGTTTACTGTTCATTTCTTTTTCTCCAATACTTTAAAAACTTTTTATCTTTAAAATATTTAGCAATCCTATCAGGTGATACTTGTTCTGATACTATACAATCATATATATTTTTATAATCTTTTTCTTTTATTTCCATTTTTATATCCTATACTATTTCTATTTTTATATAACTTTTGCCAAGACCAAACATTTATTTTACTAGACCAATGATATAAGAATAAAATTATTTGTTTCATTTTTTTAACTTTATTAATTTAAAATTATTTTCTCTATCAAAATATCTATATGACATTCTTACTGGCATAAATTTATAAACATAATCAAACACAATTGTTTCATCTAATTCTTTACAACTATAAACATCAAGCTGTACTAATGCTGGATTGTTTTCATCCCATGAGTGTAAAGTAATATGGGATGTTTCTATTATAGTCACACAAGTTAAACCTCTATTACCTTTAACTTCACAATACTTTGCATATGGACCAGCAAGTATCTTCATATCTATATCTTTAATTAAACTCTTAGTCCACTTCTTCATCATCTTTAAATCTTTAGGTGGTTCTAAGACTTCTGCTCTTACTAATAAATGTTTATGCTTGAGTTCTTTTTCCATAATTTTTTAATTGGTCTTCGTATTCATATGTTATCTCTTCTACTAAAGGTTGTTTAACTACATCAGCTAACATAACATTCTTATTAGAATACTTAAATACTCTTAAACCTTTACCATTGTTTGTATCAGAATGACATTCCCATTTATGTGGACAGAACATACATCCTGTAGCTAAAGTTTTATTACCATTCTTTTCTGTTTTAAATTCATAACATTTTTCTGGAGGTGTATCTTTTTCTAATGTACTTCTTAAATTTTTAATTAAAGATTTAACATTAGGTTTAGCCATGTCTTCAGGTTTATAAAAACATATGTCACCACTAGATTTATCAACAACTAGAAAGCCACCTTCTTTAGTACCATTAGCTGTTTCATATCCTGATAACTGGGCATGATAACCAAATGGGTCATCACCTACTATCTCACCTGATTGAAATTTTTTAAAACTAAATGATGAAGCTGATTTAACATCACATATTTCACCATCAATCTTACTATCTATATGACCAGAGATACCATCTATCTCTACTTTTTTTTGTTGGTCTTCTATTTTATGTCCAGATAATTCTGCTAAATATAAAATCAAATGTTCAATAATATGTCCATATAAAAATTTTAAATTTAATCCTGCGTCTTCATCTTTTCTATCTTTAGGACTATGCTTATCATACCATAGTTGTCTAGCAGGTTTACCTATGACTGACATTCTAAGTTGTCCTTCTTTATCTGTCTTAACTGGTGGAGTATTCCAAGCTAACATAGCTTCTTTAATATTATTTAAGAAGACATTCATATTTTCTTCTGTCATGTTAGCAGGTTTACCATTAGATATATTAGCTATCAGATGTTTAATATCTGTTGCTAAAGTACTAATGTGTTTCTGACCAGTTGTTTCCAATTTTATATTTTCCATTTAGTGGACACCTTACATTTAATTGTTTACCTGCATCTACAATAGATTGTACTGCTAATCTTCCAAACTCGTCTGCTCTTTTCTCTTCGACTTCGTATTGAAATTCATCATGTACATTCACTACTGGGAATGCTTTGATTTGTTTTATCTTAACATATTCATCTAGCAATGTCAACGCATACTTCATAACTGTTGCACCTGCTCCTTGTAATAAAGTATTTAAAGCTGCGTGTGGATACCTTATTATTATTTTTCTTTGGTCGAGTCCTCTGACCCATCTTCTTTGTGCAATTCGTTCCACTTTTTCTCGAAGGTGTCTAAGACTTGGTGTAGCTCTAAGAAATTTCTCTTTAATTCTTTCACCATCTCTTTCCGAACCTCCAATGATACTTCCGATTTTTTTTGAACCTGCTCCATAGATGAATGCATATATAAAAGTTTTGCTTTCATCTCTTGACCCCAAACCAGCAGCAACTTGATTTGTAGTGTGTATATCTCCATTAACGACTTCATGTGTATAATCCTTATCATTCATGTAGTGTGCCAACATCCTTAACTCAAGTCCAGATGCATCGACACCTACTAATTTATTACCTTTGTTTACTGTCCATAATGCCCTACATTCTTTACCATATGGAGAGTACACAGCAGGAATTTGAGCCATGTTGGGCGACTGATGGCTCATCCTCCCTGTAATTGTACCATTGGTTATTACTTTGCCATGTACTCTACCATCTTCCTTAATAGCTTCTATCCAAGAACTGACTTGAGCAATTCTTTTTTGTAGCATTAAGTATCTGTTTATTAATTTAGCTTCAGGAATATTATGTATCTCAGATAATACTTTCTCATCAACAATGATATGTCCTTTATCAGTTTTCTTTTTTGGTTTCCATCCAAGCATAACTAATCGTTCAGCTATCTGTTGCCTTGAACCTAAATTAAATTCTTTGTATTTAACTTTAGTAAAGGGTACTCCCTTTACATAACCTCTTGCTTTGTTATTAGACTTAGGTATAAACTCTGTCTCTATTTTTAATGGAGGAAAAGTTTGTCTTACCTTGGTTGTTAAATCATTCATGTCTTCTTGAAACTTACATTGTAATTCATAAGCATCAATAACATTTATTTTAAATCCTTTGTCATGTTGTCTTTGAATTATCTCTGCAACTTTATGTTCTAACTCTATTGATTGTCCAAAGTCTTTTGTCTTAGTACTTAAAAATTTATAAAGTCTTTCAGTTAATTCAACATCATTCCTACAATAAGTTAACATCTCTTCAGTAAAGAAATCAAATTGTTCGAAGTGAATTTTATTATGTCCTAACTTAGTACCCCAATTTTTTAATGAGTGTCCACCTTCTATCATAGGATTTAATAATCTAGATAATATTAATGTATCTGTCTTCTTACAATTAGCAAACAAATCATAACCAAAAATTTTATTAACTACTGGTATATCAAATCCAATTATGTTATGACCTATTACTTCTTCAGTTTGTTTTATAAACTCTTCAAACCTATGTAAATTATTTTCTCTAAACTGATAGTAAGTGTCATTGTGTTTACAAACAATACACCATATCTTATCAGCAGTCATGGTTGTTTCTATATCAAATATAACTTTATTAAAAGTCATCTGACTTTACCTCATTAAGTCTACCAGTATCAATGTCATATTTTAAATCACAACATGGACCAGTTATACCTGAGAATCTATTCTTAAGTACTCTTATCCTAGTGGTGTTCCTTATATCAGGGTCATCGTTCTGTGCGTCTCTCTCAAGCCCAATAACCATATCACTTAGCTGTCCTATACTAGCTGAACCTCTTAATTGTGATAGTGATGTTGCTGCACCTTCCTCATGTCCTTTACCATCTGGTCTTCTTAAGTGAGATACAACTATCATAGATACTCCTGTCTCTTGAACAAGTGTTCTAAGTCTAGTCATAATTTCATCTAATGCTCTTCTCTCATCTCCATGAGATTGGTCTGATACTATAATACTAACATGGTCTATAATAACATACTTACAATCTAAACCTTTTGCTAAGAATCTAACTCTTGAAACAATATTATCAATAGAGTTAGAACCAAAATGGTCAAACATATAAACTCTACCAGTACCTACTGTTGCATCAAAGTAAGTTCTCATTTCTTCTTTACTTACATGAACATCAGGTAAGTGTAATCTTTGATTAGCTTCAACACTCATCAAACCTTTTGAAGTTATGACTGGTGTTTCTTCTAACATTAATAAACCTATATTATCTTCTGTTGATTTTATAATATGATGTACTACTTCTCTCATTACTTGAGTCTTACCTAGTCCAGACCCTGCTGTAAATGTCACTAACTCTGCAGGTCTTAAACCATATGTAATTTTATTTAATCCTTCAAAAGGATATTGAACAAATGATTTAGTAATTGGTTTAGCAACTTCATCAAATAAAATATTAGCATTTATAATTCCATCTGGTGCAAATACTTTAGCATCCCAAAATGTTTTATTATATATTTGTATTTTATTTTTTGATAAACAATCTGAAGCATCTTTAAATCCTTCAGGTAAATGCATTACTTTACATTTTCCTGGGGAGAATAACTCTGCAACTTTCATTGCACCTTCTCTACCTTGTTCATCATTATCAAAATTTATAATGACATTCTCAAAATTATTTTCTAGCCATTCTAAACTTGTCTTAATATCTTTTACTGCTGAAGATATACCATTCTTAATACTAACTACTGGAGTGTGGTATGTTCCTTTCAACATCATTTGATAAGCTGATAAACAATCTAACTCACCTTCAGTTATTATACAGTATTTATTTTTAGAAAAAAGATGTTGACCAAACAGCCCAGAGTTTCTAGTATTACCTTGTATACTAAACTCTTTTAACTTTGTGTACCTAGTCTTTGTTGCAATTTTTGCACCCTGTGTATCGTGGTATGGATAGTAATGGTTTGTTATTGTACCCATGTTATCCATTTTAACTGTCACTCCAAACTTCTTACAAGTTTGTTCTGAAATATTTCTATCTATAATTTCTGCATAGTTAGATTCTTTCATGTAATCTTTTACTTCATATTCATTATTACTACTTGTTGTTGGTTGTAATTCCATATCATATTCCCTTATGTATTGTTGACATGAAAAACAATAAGCAGAATTATCTGCATTCACAGAAACTGCATCACTACTTGAACATAGTGGACAGGGTAAGTGAAACTTTACAAATCCATTTTTATTTATTTCTTCCATTGTCGCCCTTGTTATTAATTAGTTTCAAAAAAAAAGGAAGCCAACTCTACTACAAGCTGACTTCCTTCGGAGTAAAAAATGATGACACACTATATGTCCTTCACTTATAAGATGTTATACTAAAAATCTTCCTTAATGTCAACACCATTAGAAGAAGTTTCTATTTCAAAATCTTCCTTTGGAGTATATTCTATTAAGTCTACTACTTGAACAGCTTGTAAGTCTAATCCTTTTCCCTTCTTACCTTTGAAGTTCCAATCGTAAGGTCTGTACATTACCTTTACCTTACTACCATTACCTACTATCTTATCAAGTGGTTTCTTTCCAGCATCTACTAATGTTGGTTGAGTATTCTTATCACCATTAGCTTTCTGTACTTTTCTTTTAAATCTAATTATATTAGATATTGTTTGTTCATCAATTACAGTTTCGCCAACAGAGATGCCTTGACTTCTAAAGTCTTCGGCTGTCTTGTCATCGACTGCTAAATCAATTCTCCACATAGGTTCAAACTTTTCGTTTGGTCGTGTCAGAGAAGCCCAGTAAGCTGTGCCTTCAATTATTGCCATATGTATTTCCTTTATTGTTATTGTTAATTGTTATTGTATAACTATCATACTTCATCATCGTTGTCAACACTTGGTTCATCTTTTTTTTCCAAGAGTTCCTCTATTTTTTTATCGATGTTAAGTTTAATAGTTTGTTTCTTGTTCAGCTTCTCCTGAAGTTCACCTATCTTAGAACCCATAGATTGAATATCAGAATTTGCCTGTTCTAATTGTATTAGAATTTGTTTAATCTTACTATCTTTCTGATTGATAGTATCATTTAATTCTTGTTTCTCTTTTGTTAAGTCAGAGATTGTAGATTTATATTCTTTTAATAAAGTTTTATCAGTCATTTAAAAATTTTCTTTTACCCTCACTACCTTTTATTTTATTTATCCTTTTAACTTTTTTACCAGACTTATCTAATCTTAACCAATGTACATACTCATCATCACTAACTAAATTAGATAAATGTTTTGCTGTCCATTTATATATATCTTTTATTTTTCCATAATGATTATTAATAGTATCTATATGCCAACAAATCTTACCACTATCCCAATCAAACTTTCCTAACTCACCTGTTATTTTAAATCTTTCTTCTACTTCTGGACTTATAAATGCCCAGTTAGTAAATGCATAAGCAACACCAGTATTCTCATATCTAAATATATGATATTGATTTAAAGCAACACTAGGTATTATATGTATAGCCAACTCTTTATCTGTTTTATTTTTCCAAATAACTTGTTCTTTATATAATCTTACTGCGTCTTTTACATCTTCATCTTTAGTCATAACTATTTAAAAGTACCTACTATCATATGAAATAATATATAACCCATATAAAATAATAAAAAATAACCAACTATTTTTTCGTATATATTAAACATTAATCTAATCCAGTTATAAGTTTTTTAATTATACTTACTGGAAAATTCTTTTGTTTTTTCTTTACACTACATCCACTTAATAATATTGATGTAATAGTTAACAGCATTATAAATAAAATTAAATTTCTAAACATAATTATATTGCTATACAGTCTTCAGTAAATAATTCTTTAATTGGAATCACTACACATTTACTTGCTCTGTAATCTCCTATGCTTTTGGTATGTGTCTTCTTATATTTTTTAACTATCTTCTTTAGTCTTGATACTCTGAACACTAACATACAATGTTCTTTACCATTAAGTTCTAATATATGAAACCACCATTTAGATTCTGTCTTATCTATGCCTGAAGGTTTGTCTCTAAACTCATACTCAATAGCAATGTTGCCTGTCTTTCTCCACCATGCTCTCTCTGTTTTTATTTCTACTTTACTTCCTTTAAGTAAATCAGCTACTCGTTTCTCTCTTATCTGTCCATACTCTAAGTCTATATCAAACTTAGTATTCTTTCCTGTACTCATTAGTATTGTACCTCTTGATGAAAGCTACAAATATAATGAGTCAAAAACTTATTAAGATTTTTATTCTTAAATAGTTTTTTAGCATTAGCTTTATCTAACTGTTGAAACTTTCTGATTATAAATGTTGGTTCTAAGTTTGCGTAATCGCATATCTCACAGAAGTGTGAGTCTTTTTTTGAAAACCAAGCCCTTGCGTCTTGGATTATATTTTCTCTAGCATTACCCCATGCATGAATATCTACATCCAATGCATCCATAATTGCTCTGACAATTACACTTCGATATAATAAAACATCTGGTGTTATCGCCCTACCTTCGCCCTGTCCTGCGTTTATACTACTGTTCAATATCATATTTCATTTTATCAAACACCTTGTCTATTAGAGATTTTTTATTTCTCTTTACAATCTTCGAGTGAAACTTTTTTGTTAGTAGAGTTCTCGCTATTGGATTTCTGGATTTTATTTTTAAATGTTTCTTCATCAATCTCTTCTACTGTATGTCTAGTTTCTTTTACTTCTCTATTAATTATATTTGAGTATGGACTCCATTTTAATTTTTCTAAATCTTGTAATGTTGTACCTGAATTATAATAATCTTCAACGCATACATCAACATTGACCCAAGTTTTTTTTAAGAAAAATTTATTACTCATATTGATATGTCCTATAATTAAGTTATGTTGGATAAAAGGTTCTTGTCTTTTATTAAAGACAGTATCTCTATTATACATTATAACAATTGCCATAACAACCTCTGGGAAAAATAAATATTATGTAATAATATCAATGATTTACAGAGCATTTGGTGTTCCCTTTCTAGTGTAAGTTGTACTGTTATTATGATGGTTGGTGTCCTGTTTCTAAAAACACTTTCCAATATTTTCTATTTTCAAATTGACACATATCAAATTGATTCATTGCGTCATCTAAATCCATTGCATTAATAAACAAATGCAAATTAAATTTTAAGTTATGAAACATATAAACATTATTGATACTATCAACTTCATGTCCACAATCTTCATGTCTTTCTTTTTTCTTTTTCTTTGTCATTTTTTCTCCTTTTGTTTATGGTAATCTTATATGATAATTAAAACTTAATGAACAGTTATATAATAAATGCTCAGTAAATTTTTCTTTTGTATCAATATGAATAGGTTTATTTTTTCTATCAGCCGACCAATAGACACCTTCATATATACCTAATTGTTTCATTTGTTTAATATATCTTTCATATCTTGGATACACTTCATCAATTAATTTTTTTCTTTTAGGTGTTAATCTTCTTTTCTTTCCATAGTGTTCATGCTTATAACTCATCAAGCTTTCTCCTTTATTATTTTAATTGCTCTTGCTTGTGCAGGATACCTTTTAATATATCCTTTCCATTCTATATAACCAAGCATTTGATGAATAGTATTTTTAGATTTAACATTCATATGTTCTTTCATATCATCAAATCTTGGCATTACTTCGTGTTGTTCTTTATACTCTTGTATAAATTTATATAACTTTAATTGTTTCTTTGTTAACATTTTTACTTTCTAAAAAGGAATACTATCTTCGTATTCTTCTTCTTTATTATTATAAGCTACACTTTGTTCAAACAAAAAGTATTCTATATCATCATACTCTTTTTCTTCTTTCATTAAGTTAGCATAGTAGTCTGCACTATGTCTATTAATAAATTGTTTTTCTAACATAAATCTATCTGAATGTCCAAACTTACTCATCACTATGTACTTCTTTATTTTATTTTCCATTTTTATTTTTCCTTTTTTTATGTTGACCCATGTACCATTCAGAAGGTTCATAGTTCCATTTCTTACCATGATGTCCTCTTATATCTGCATACCACATTCGCAACTTTACTATTAATTTTTTAAAAATCATCTTACTATTATAACAGATTTAAAATTAAAGTCAAGCATTAATTTACTACCTTACTCTTACATAAATTATTCTCTATTAAAAATTGTGCTTGTCTTCCAAACCAACCTTGTAATTGCCAACAGATACCTGTATCAATTAGATGTTGCCATGCTTGTAATTCTTCTTCAACTGTTTCTGCAGGTATATATCCTTCAGCTATACCAACTGCTTCGTGTGTCTTCATTACTAACTCCTTCTCTAAATTTATTTGTTTATATTTTTTATAGTATTCTAATTCAAGTTTAGAATTAAAAACTTTCTTACCAAAGATTGCATTCTTTATTCTAACTTTTCTACTCATCTGTATTCTTATTTATATCAGCAATCATATCAGCTATCTCACCTTTGATATACTCTAACTCATTTACTCCAAGCAATCCTGCTACTTGTATAATTGTTGCCATTCTTTTTTTTTGTAAGTTTCTATCTTTATTTCTATCAATCATTTCTAAATGTAGTTCATCCATAATTATTTACCTTCTATTTGTTTTAGTTTTTCTTGTAGTATTACACCTATCATATGTACTTTACTATCATCCCTAACAGTCCAAGTAGATGTATTTGCTTCCCATATATCATACTTCCAACTCATCCAGTCTTCAAGTATTTCTTTCATCATTTGCTCACTCATTATTTTCCTTCTTCCATTTTTCATAACCTACTGCCCAAGGTTCTTTGGGTTTAAACTCTACAACATTACTTGTAATTTGTTCTATATCTTTTTTCTTTATTTTAAATCCTCCATTATCCCATAGTCCTACTGTATCTTGTTGTTGCCAATCATCTACATGAACATCCATTGCTTTAGTATATGCGTCAGCTTTATTCTCTGCTCTTATATCAACATAATACATTACAGTTTCATAACCTTTAACTCTATATGTTTTCATCTGTCTGCCCTCATTATCTTTTCTATTCTATCTAACTTCTTTAATCGTTTAGTTATATACTTTACATCTTTGATACAAGCTTTATAATCTTCATCACTATCATAGCTTACTCTATCAAAGTGTTCTTGTAAATACATATCAACATTATTTAAATCGTTATGTATTTTACCTACATAATATCCACTCATATAAGTATCACTCCTAATATAAATCCTGCTACAAAACAAACCCATTCTCTTCTGTAATATAATTCTAATGCTTTCCAATCTGATTTACTCTTTCCAAATATTATCATATTCCTACCTCATCCCTTTCATAATATGCTTGTTCATTTTCTTTTTCATATACTGCTTTATTGTATGCGTTCTTAACTACATCCTCATCTAAAAAATATCCATTGTTATTCTTATGCCAATACTTTTTAAATAAAATAGTTTGTACTTCTGGAAGACTTATTGTTTCATGTCCTCTTTCTAAAGAAGTTCTACTCATTACAATATCTAATACTTCTTCTTCAACATCTACGATTGCTTGTTTAACTTTGCCCATGCTATTATATCCTCCTGTTTTATTTTTAATGAAGCTACTAATCCTACT